CGCACGCGGAGAATACGTTGCGCACTTGGCAGCCAAATCCGGGATAGCGGAACTACCTCCGCGCACGCGGAGAATACTGCCCCCAAAATCGCTCATCATCTGCTTTTTAGGAACTACCTCCGCGCACGCGGAGAATACTATTCGTCATATGGCGACTCTGGCAGTAGTTCGGAACTACCTCCGCGCACGCGGAGAATACCCAGGAGGTGGCTGTTGATGCCTAACGAGTTTGGAACTACCTCCGCGCACGCGGAGAATACATACTGCCCTGGATAGGCCAGGTATCAATCCTGGAACTACCTCCGCGCACGCGGAGAATACACGGGAAGATTGTGCGGGGTGTGGTGAAGCAGGGAACTACCTCCGCGCACGCGGAGAATACACCCATGGAACAAATAATATTTTATTACCCTCGGAACTACCTCCGCGCACGCGGAGAATACACATGGATAAACAGCACCCGGGTGAAAAATTTGGAACTACCTCCGCGCACGCGGAGAATACTTTTCTCCGCAGCCTCAAGCTTTTTCGTACTGGGAACTACCTCCGCGCACGCGGAGAATACTAGAGGACGCACAAAAACGTGCCGGGGGGATTGGAACTACCTCCGCGCACGCGGAGAATACCAATTTCATCAAACCCGCATGGGACGCTTTGGGGAACTACCTCCGCGCACGCGGAGAATACTGGGCACAGCATTGGCCGAGGCAATTAGCGCTGGAACTACCTCCGCGCACGCGGAGAATACACCAATGTTTGCGCAACCGGGGGAAACACCGGGGAACTACCTCCGCGCACGCGGAGAATACTCATTATCGAGTTGATTCAGACGCTAGCCGGCGGAACTACCTCCGCGCACGCGGAGAATACTTATTGACTCTTTCAGCATCGAGGCGGTAGGTGGAACTACCTCCGCGCACGCGGAGAATACCCTAAATGAGCTGGGTCTTTTATAACATGGTTCTCAAAAATGGGCCAAATTTAGCTCTGGAATCTAGAATTTATGGCCAAATTGTGGGGTGAAAATTCCATAACTTCCAATCCCCCATGATGAAGCCTATTCAACCAATGGAAAGGCGCCTCTCCACACCACTCGTTAAATGATTATTCCTGGAAGAAAACCCATTCAACCACTGAAAAAGCTCTTCTACACCAACAGGTGGAAAATCAGAAAGAACACATCATCTAGCCTGTCTTTCTTACTTCCAAAAAGTAATCATGCATGTTAATGCCTAAAGAAAGCTGAGCCACATTCTCCGGCAACTGAATAAGTTTCAATAACCAGTACATTAGCCATGGGCTTACCTCCGCATGCATGGAGAACGCTAGCGGCCCAGGCCAACGTCTCCCAGCCGATCGGCCTGTCCCATAGGTGCAAAGAATACGATGGCCTGCACGAATCCGCCCCCGCCCCGACGTCGTAAAGCATGCAAAGAACCCCAGCTCACACATGCTTTAAGCTGGGGTTTTAGTGGAGCCGCCTGTGGGAATCGAACCCACGACCTTTTCATTACGAGGCAAGATGCAATTAGCTCTGACCTGTATGTTTATGGCCCGTGTTCGGTGTGTGTTCGGTGACAGCTTTTTGCGAGATTATTTCCATTTGGAAACCCCAGGCCAATGGCCTTTTATTTCGAACGCCGATTCCCCATCCTATGTACCCCCATCTTGATTATACACGGCTAGCCGTGTATAATAGTTCTTGTGAGCAGGAAACGCTCACGTTGAAAATTCAATAGTGGAAGGGAGGTGAGACCCATGGAATGGCACACCGTTCTCGGTCTGGTACTGGGGTTTCTCGGGGCATACAGCATGCTAGAGCGCATCGCTCAATGGCTCGTGAGAAAGTCTAAGCCCTGGCGCTACCGAGGTCGCCACCGCAAGTGACCCTCTCGGTTCAGGAAGCGCGAACCATCCTGAACCGGGGGTCACCCCCACCACCCTACCGCACGGATCAGAAGAAAGGAGGCCATTATGCCCAAGCGCCATATCGTGTTTTGCTACATCGTGCTGCCCATCGCGGCAGTATTGCTCCCCCTCGTAGGGGGCCGGCTCTGGGTGAGCGCCATGCTGCTTGTAGTAGTAGCGCTCAATGTTATTGTCGACACACTGTTAAAGGAGAAATGATGCGGCTAAAACTCGTTGACGAGACCGGCGTCGAGTACTGGACGGCTGGAGAGTGCGCCGCCTATCTAGGTATCGCGCCCGACACCTGGACAGCATATGTCAGCCGGCGCTTGGCCCCGGCTGCTGCCACCCGGTGGCATAATCTCCGGGTGTGGAGCGCCCGTGAAGTGCAACAGTGGCATGAGCGGCGCCCACGCCAGTCGCCGCGCTCAACCCCCCGATAACGCGAAAAATTCCCCCTACCTGATGCTTAACGTCAGGTAGGGGGAATTTTATGTTTGTTCGGGTGATGGGGCTGGTGCCGGCTGAGCGCACTGTGGTGGCCAACCGATAACGGAGGCAACCGTAGCGGGGATCGGCGGCGCGCCCGGAGGATCTGGGTAATCGGCCATGACGTCGAAAAAAGTCGAGGCGACACGTGCGTGTAGCTCGCGTTCTCGTTGCATTTCTTCCACTTTGGCTTCGAGGATGGCGACGCGGGTGGTCAGCCACTCCCTGAGGTCCTGGGCGGCTTTATCTACCGCCGCCGCTTTGCGCTCCAAGACGGCGGCTTTGTCGGCTTCCCGTTCGGCGCGCCGGTCAGCCCTGATTTTGTAGGCGCCACCGATAGCTGTCACGAGCGCCAGCATGATGGCTTCTGAGGCACTGATGCGCTCCCAGATGTTGCCCCATGCAGCACTGTGAGCAGGCGGGGCATCCAGCACCAGCATCACCGCCGGCGCCATACCTATCATTCGGCGTGCTCACCACCCGGCGCAGTGCCGCGGGCGTCTAGCTCGGCGCGGACGGCGTCGCGCACTGCGACGGTGACGTCTACGGGGGTGGTTTGGGCGGCAACCACGGCGCTGATTGCGGCGCCAGTGGAGGGGGTAACGCCGTTTTTCGTGAGACGGGCGGCAATGCCTGCGGCGATAGTGGCTGCGGCACCAACGAGGATGGCGGTGGAGTCGGTGCGGCCGGTAGCGGCGTAGGCTGCGGCCAGGGTTGCTAGGGCGCCTGCCACACCGCCAAGGCTGGCGTTGACCGTGTTAGCGAATCGCCGATACCAGGGCTGCTTCTCAATGGCAGTTGCGATAGCGGCTTGGACGGCATCGAGGGTGGGGTTGATAGTGGTGGTCATTACTTTTCTCCTTCTAGGATTTCGACAAACGACTGGCCGCTGGCCAGGCGCTGGTGGACATCACCGGGGGTGAGGCCGGTGGCCTGGGCGGTTTCCAGCACCGCCTGCTCATGCAGGCGAGCGTCGGCGTTGAGCACAAAACCGGTCAGGGTGTCGATGGGTTCGTCAGTGGTACGGTAGCCGCTGCGGCTGGGCAGGCGGCGGGTAAGAATGGTGTGAATGTCGTCGATTTTGCGCGCCAGATCCTCTTGGCGGTCTTGGGGGAGTCCCATAAAAATTCCTTCCTGTTGTGGGGCGGCGGTTGAGTAGGCGTAGCCCTTGGGCGGGATGAGCGTTGCTAGCTGGTCGAGGCCAAGCCAGTAGCCGTATGGCCAGAAACCGCTATCGGCAACCCACACGCAGGGGTCGCCGTTCTCGTCTTCCCCGGTGCCCATGATGGCGATGTAATGGAATACGGTGTCGCCGGAGTATGCGGGGGAGATCGACCCGTTCACCCCTCGCGGGTAGTTGTCTGGCGGGGCGACGATGTTAGCGATAACGCCGTAGCCGGCATCGGTGCTTGACACGATGTCATCCCATAGCAGTTCGGTCTGGGTTGGGGTTGGCGGATCGTTCGGCATCACCCGATACTCGTACAGGGCACCGGGGATGTACCGGTTGAGCACCGGGGGCATGCGGTCAATACTGCTGGTGCCTTCGGTGGTTGTTCCCAGCTCAACAGCGAGCGCGAATTCGTCGATGAGCGTGCCGGTTGCCGCCCGGATCACGGTTTGGCTTGATGCTGGCCCGCAGAAATATCCGGTGTCTTGGGTTACTTGATCGCGTGAATACGGCAGTATTTTCTCTGCCATAGGGGTCTCCTTCCTGAGGATGCGTAGGGCTAGCCGGTAGCGGCGCTCACGGGCGTCAAACCCGTTGGCGCCGCCGTTGATGCGGCGGGGC